TGGGGAACATGAGTGTTCAAGTTTCGGCGGGTCCAAGAGAGGTAAAGCTGCAATGCAGAGGAGTTAAGCATCCAAAGCGACTGTTCAAAACGAGCTGAAGCTTCTGCGGCGGCATCCTTGCCAAGCTGCATGAAAGAATCGAACAGGGATTGACGAGTGAAAAGCATGGAAAAGCGTTTGGGAAGGGTGGTCACAAACTCTCTGACCAAGAGAGCTTGAGAGCCGCGATCAAGATCAGAGAGGTAAGGGAAGGCGTTGTCACCCATGTGGTATCCCAAGGCAATTTCAGAGGCATAGGACTCGCGGACTTCTGGAAGAGTGCCGCGATCTTTTGCAATCTGCAACTTAAGAAAAGTGATGGTGGGATTCTTAATGCACCCGTGAGGGGTCAAAAACCAGGAGCAAAACTCAGCCTGTGGTGAGCGAATGGTCTTGGGAACAAGAGTGAGGTAGCGTTGGATGTTGGGCCAGCTGTCTCGAACTGACGGGGACCCGCAGATGGCTGAATCATCTCCACTGACAGCGACTGGAGCATTTGGAGACAGGTTATACTGTAACCAAAGCACGGCGGCATTGAAATCGGTGTTGAATTTCCAAGTGGGACCTTCGCCAGTGTGGCGAAGGGTAGCAAGAGGGCCGAACTGACAGGTCATGTCGACCTTGATGGCGTAGTAATACTCCACGACATCATCGGGAATGGAAAACCAGCGAAGCTGTTGAATCTCAAAAGCCAAGGCCTCACCACGTTGGCTGAGGTCGAATGCTGTGTAATCATTGGTGGTGTGAAGCGGCTCATCCTTCCAGTTTGCCTGACACCAAGACGCCATCTGAACGGGGCTGCGGCCTGCGTGATAATACAGACCCTCTCGGCGGTGGGAATTGTGCATATGAACAAGATATCGAGTCATTGGGCCGGTAATGAGAATGACGGAATCTTGGAAGCTTGCCAAAGTTTGTCCGGCTTTGAAAGGTGACATGATGGCCTCCATTTTGGCTTTCAGCTGACCCTTGCAAAAAATGCGTACAAAGGTGTGGCGCCAGTCAGGATCGGCACGATCGGCATTGTTGAGAAGGGTGCTTTGGGACTTGCTGGTGAGCTTAACAAACTCATTCTCGTAAATGCACTGAGCATAAAGCAGCGGATCGAAGGGTGGAGGAGACATGTCGCGCATGCCGGAAATGTGGAGCCAGGCATCCAGAAGAACAGGGCCAAGAAACTTCTTTCCGATGTAGTCGGCAACATTGTCTGTGCGGTTGGCAAACCGAAGACGTTTCTTGACAGCTGTAAGGAAAGTGACTTTGTCAGTTGTCGTTTGACGTGGGAACATCTGTTCAATGCCTCGGTATCCAGCACGACCGGAAAAGACGTTGGCGTCATCAAATTGTTTGGACTGGGTGTTCTGGACAAAGACTTCTCGATCCTCGCGGATTGGAAGGGTTCCCCAATTCTCGAAAATGCGCTCAGGGTTCTCGGGAGGCATGTGAGTATCAGGACCGGAGGAAGGGTCTGCGGGCCACGACTTAGAGATAGGCAAATCTTCCTGGTTGTCAGACAGCAAAACCTGAAGAGCATCGGAACCGCGGTCAGGAAGTGGAGAGCCACCAGTGGCCGAAGTCTTACGATCCATGCGAAGGCCACGACGAAGCTCGGTGAGCAATTCCAAAAAGGCGGCTGAACGAGTAGGGTCGAAGATTGGAGCTGTGGCAGGGTTCACACTAGCTGTGCGTTGGGTAGAAACGTTAGGTCCCAAAATGACGTAGACCCCAACACGGGCACGACCGAAGGCAGAGCGTATCAAGCCAGGGTTGACGACGGTGGCGGCGGCTGAGCCCAGAGAGATTTGGACATAGTCAAAGCGCTTGCCCTGCGCACCCGAGAAAGTGTAGGCCTCGCAACCCAGATCCGAGTACAGTCTGACCTCGGCATCGCTAGCGCAAAGCACTGGATTGCCATGTACAGTATCAATGGTCCTGACAGTTCTGACAAAACCTTCTTCCTTCGAAAAAGTGTTGATGCCGAACATTTTGGCAACTGCCCGGGGAACAGTGAAGGAATAGTCAAGGTAGCGGGTGGCGAAGTTCTTAAAGTAGAGGCATTCTGGTTCAAGGGCTCTGATCTTGGCCTCTGGGTGAGGCTCATGGAAATTTCCCTGACAAACATCGCCGACAAGGACGACGGCGCTGCATGAAGGGTTCATTGCGAGGTAAGTGTCGACGTAGCCAGGAGGGATCTGGGAAACTTCATCAATGATCAGAAGTTGACATGTGTGAGTGAGAGCGACTTCGAAGGTGCTGACACGCCATTTGTTCTTGTCATCGAGGTTTGTGACCGCCAACCAATCCTTGCGTTGTTCAGTGCGAGGAACGGCAATGCACACCGACAAGCCGGACAAAGAATTTGAGTCGGACAGACTCTTGACGTATTGCTGAATAGGGCTTGATTTAGCGCAGCCAATATCTCCCAGACGGACAGAAATGAAGACCGTGCGGGGTTTGCAGTTGTCGAGAGTAGCGTCCAGAGATTGAGTGAAGCCCTTATCCAATTGCTTTCCCTCCCAGCTACGTAGGGTGCCGGTGAAACCGTTCTTCAGATCAGAGGTGTAAGGCTTGGCGCGGGAAGGGGTGGTCTTGTACTCAAAGAAATTCTCGCAGCCGGAAGAATTGTGGGCATCACGGAAGGCCAGGGCTTGTCGAGCGTACTTAGGCAGATTCAGCACACCCCTCGGGCCCGGCTGGGCACGCTTTGGAGCGGAGTACCTGCCGGGTTTCGAGCGTTGATCCTCAGCATACCAATGGCCAGGTCGGTAGTAGATGCGGATGGTGTCAAAGGGGATTTTGGATTGGTCTGGGTTGGAAAACCCAACTACGCGAGGGTGGCCGTCGGGAATTTCGCCACGGCACTCAACCTTGATCCGGTACTCGTAACAAAGCGCAACAAGGCATTCGGTGGTGAGGCCAATCTCCCGGACCTCAGTGCTGTCCGTCAACTCCTTGCCAAGCTTGCGAGAAAGAACATTCCAGAGGACGTTGACAGAGACTTTGGTGATGGTTGAAAAGGCCACGAGAAGGCAATCATTCTTTGGGTAAGAAGGTTCATAGCCGGGCCATTCAGAAGAGCAGAACTGGCCAGGAAGTTCAAGGACATCCGACTCGTCGAGATGAAAAATCTCGTAAATGTTGGCGAGGCCGGACTCTCCAGAATGCTCGGAACGCTTGGCCTCAGGAAGGACGGCGAGAGATTGCTCAAGTGGCCACTCCGCCACGGAGACGTGGGTAGGGGCATCTGGATCGTAGCAGGCGGTGGAAGCCAAGTCAGACATGGTATCAGCCTCGGACAAAAAACTCTCGGGAAGAGACTGAACATCCCAATCCACGGAGTATCGCTTGACCGGGGAAAGACGTTTGTACAGTCCAAGCCACTTGCCAGGGTCATCGGGATTTGTGTCGGAATCTGGGTGGCTGCTAGTGCCCACTGAAAAGCCGCCGGACATCAGATCGGCAGATCGAAAAGTGGTTGCGATGCGGCAGCGAACCTTGATGTCTTCACGGTGATTGATGCTATTGAGAAGGAGTTGCAGTTCGATGCCAGGAGCCTGGTAACCAATCAATCCACTAAGACCGCGGAAAAAGGTGCAGGCGAGAAGTGGGTCGATTACAGCGTTGACGATTCCAAGCTTCAAACCCACCTTGGCAAGCCAAAAGCTCAATGTAGGGGTGGCAAGGCCAAGGCACACCAAGCCTGCGACAGCAAGTGGCATTTCGACTGCGGTGATGAAGGAAGACACCTTGGAAAGATACTCAGAGCCGAACTCTCGCACAAGAGGAGTGAAGGCACCAAGAGTCAGGATTATCGTGACCGAAGCTAAGGCTGCGACGGCTAAGGCGGGAAGTCCGCCAATTGGAGAAGTGATTAGAGCGAGGAATCGAGCCAAGCGCCAACAAGCCACTGATGCGGAAACGATTGAGGCAAAATCGAGCGCGGGCAGAAGGAAATGAAGTTTGGGTTGCACCACCGAAAGGAAAGTTTCCTTGACACGGCGGATAGAGCTATCCTTGAAGGAAGCTTTGACTCCGGATGCTTCTGAAGTGGCGATGGCGTAAACAGCATCGGCGATGGCGACCCAAGTGTCGGCGTCGTAATGCTGATAAGACTTGGAACTGCTGTACGTGCGGGCTTTGGCAAGAGTGGATTCGCGCTTCTTGGTGGTCAGACTCAAGGAATGCATAAGGACCTCACGAAAGACGTCTCTGGGAACGGTCTTGAAATGATGATCAAGGTCGCGGCCACCCAGAGTTGGAATCTCCACCTCGTCGGGGCTGTCGAACAGACGCCACTTCTCGGGAACAGAGGGAACTTCGCGACTGACCCTGATAAGAGTGTGAGCAGCTGCACGTTCAAGAATGGTCACAGAGAAAACGGTGTTCGAATGAGAAGAGCGGATGCCAGAAAGAGAAAGCCACTCAAGACTGCGGCGGTCGTGGACATAATAGTCATCGGAACAGCCCTCAAGAATGTAGGCGAACTTGTCATCGTCCATCTTCCTAATCTCGTAGAGATTAGGGTGAAAGCTCGGGCGATCGAAGGCAACTTCCACAGGAAAGATTCCAGTCATCAACACATGATCGACATCATGATAGCGCTCAAAGAATGAGGCAACGAAGCCGGGAGAAAGGTAGTGCGCAGCATCGTGCATGAAGACCGTTTTGGTTTTAATAGACCTGGGCCAAGCGGTTGTGGCAAGGGGATAGCGAGATATATCCTTGCCGTCAATCTTGACGTTTTCCAAATTGGTGACGAGAGGAAGGCGCTGTTGCAAATCGTTAAACTTTCCACGCTTCATGAACATGACGGTAGTGGGCGAGATGATATGACTGCGCAACTTGACTCTCAGCATGAACTGCTCCAAATTCTTGTGGGCAGGATGGGGGTGGGCCAGAGCAGCAAGAGGGTTCACAGGGGCACCGAGAGTGGAAAGCTTGGCTTGCAACTCAACTGACATGGCGTATGGGCAAACGTCGAGGGTCTCAGTAAGGGCGCCTTGGAGATGAGGGACGTAGTCATTATTCAAGCCAGAGTTGTGAATAGTCGAAGAAAGCTGGGCAAAGCCAGGCCCGAGACGGTCGGAAACCGTGTTATTCTTGCGGAAAGCGGAGCCGACCCAATGGTCCAGATCATTGCGGGAGAAAGGATGAACAGCAAGATCCGGCAAGAGAAGCTTGTCAGTGGACATGTAATGAGCCTGGATCTCCGAGCCAGAACCGAAGGGGTCAAGAGTCACATTTGGAAAGCGGGAAGCAGCAGTGGCACCGGCGGTTGCGAAGGACATCAGCTTCACCAGCTTGCCCTTAACGTGTGGACCGAAAGTGGCAGCAAAGAAACGGCGATTGCGACGTCCGACCAGGCGAAGATAGCAAAAACCATCAGCCTGACAGATAGTGGAACGAGAGCTTTGACGGACCACTGGAGAATCAGGATCTCCCTTGTGGTGGTGGGCCAATGAAGGACCGAGGAGGAGGCTGACCAAACAACGGCTATTCCTGAGGGCGGGTGCAAACTTGCCGAAGTGACCATAATCACCGGAAGAAATTTGAGACTTGGTGTAAGCCAGATCAGAGAGACAGTCAGTGCGGAGGGCAGTGGAAATCGATTCCTTCGCTTGCGACATCTGCTCACTACCGAGGTCCTCCATCAAAGACTGAATGGCGCAGACAAGATGAGTCATGTAAGATGGAACAAGAACGCCGGCGAAACCGTTGGTGAAAAGTTGAGCTGTGAGCACCTCTTGAAAAGCCATCTGAATGTTCCAGAGGAACTCGTCAAGCTTGCCTGCCCAGACGGAGCGTGGGCAGGAGTCGCGAGTCAGAAAGGTTTGGCAAATGGATTCGAAGATGGTAGGAGCGATTCGGACGCCAGGGGAGACGCTGTCGAGACAGTGACCGAGGCACACCAACTTAGCAAGGTGCATGAAGTCGGACAGTTCGTGGCGAGAAAACGGAACGGGACGCTCGGCAGTGGGCGAAGGACACTTTGGAGAGACGCTGCGAAGGCGGATATCGCCGTCGCGGAAAAAGTTGGCCAAGCGGAAGTTGTCAGCCAGAACCGAAATTTCTGAAGCGTGGGGAGGGTTCTGCGACGTAGCGTTCAATCGGAGACGCTTGGACGCCTGTAGACTGATGGCTGAATCTTGGGAGAACCGGGCTGCGGAGTCCCCAGTCTCGAGAAGTGGTTTCAACTCGGATAGGAGTGCGTCGCATGAAATACCCTTCGAAAAGTCGGAATGCAAAGGAGTTTGAAGCCATTCCAAATAGCGCGAAAAGGAACTGCAGGAAGAAAGCGAGCCAGAGAGGGGTGTTGAGAAACCTGGACCAAAAGCGATAGAAAGAAGGTCCTCCGGAGAAGAGTTCTCGGAAGACGCAGACGAGGAAGATGAGTCCATGGGCTCCCCAGAAGGAGAGGGGGGAGAAGGACATTCGAGCTCACTTAGATGTTGGTACCTAGACATCGTGGCGAGGTGATGCGTACGTTGTTGCGGGGCTTCCGCTTCGGGGTGCGGGGGTGGGGCTTCCACGTCGTGTTTGGTGCAGGGCTTCTGCGTCGCAAGGTAACTTCAACGGTGAATTGAAG